TCTCGGAAACTCCCCTGTTATTGTCATTGCAGACGTGCCGTTCTTTTTAACAGTCCAGTATTTACAGTCTATTTCAAGCTCGTCTTCATCCACAAGAGAGCCTGTCCACTGTAGCTCTTCCCCGGTTGTTACGTTCTCAAGTTTGATTGTTACATCGGTTAGAGTCTCCCCTGCCGTTAAAGTCCAGACTGGTTTTGTAATTGCAGTTCCGCCGACTGTCTCAACAATTGTGTCGGGGTCGGCATCGATGTTAAAGTCAGAAGAGGTCTCGGTGGTAGAATAAGCAAGCGGGTCGGGACAAAGAAAGGTTAGAGTGCCTTGCCAGTACGTGGGGAAGTAATTACCGCTGCTACGGTCTTCGAACTCGGCATTATAATATCGCCCTGTACCATCGACAACTAACTGGCAATTACCGGCATCTATTATTTTAATTACATCATCAAGTTTATCTCTTATGTCGGATACATCAGACCCCTCGATAAAGCACGTTAAATGTAATCTTTTAGCGCCCCTTTTAGTATCGCCTGAATAAGCCCTGTCCTTTAGCTGGATTGTTGTTATGTCTTTTTTACAATCGGGTATATTATGGCTTGTTACTATAACGCCGTAGGCAAGCATATCTATACCATTAAACGAAAATGAGTTAGCCATTTTGCCCCCCGCTTCGTAGCTCGTCTTTAACCACTGACTCCATCTGCTTTAATTGCCTCTTAATATCAAGTAAATCAGAATCATTTCGCACTGATAAATTAGGGAAGGTGTTATTAAAAACTATATTAGTGCCCATTCTATCAGTAGGAACGATGTATTCGGGCTCAAATTCAGCCATAGTCCCGTATGGTTTACCCGTTGCAATATCTGTCAATAATGTGGGCTCACGGATTAAACCGCCGGAAGCGTAACCCGTTAATGCCTCATATTGCTCTTCCGTACCACCTGCGAATATAAAGAGGTCTTTCAGGCTGCTATTTAATGATAACAATTCCTCGGTGGCTGAGACAAGATTATCTATAACCTCTCCCTGTTTTTCAATATCCCTGTTTAAGCCAGCAACTATTTCCTCTTGTTTGGCGATGCTTTCAGCTAACCCAGGCAAGGTTTCGTTTTTAATTGTGTCGTAAATATCCTGTTGATTTTTTATCTCATCCGTGATTGTTCGCAGGATTTCCGATTGCTCCTCCGAATTACCCATAATGGAATCGAATGTAGCTTGAATTGAGGCTTCTAATGTCGCCAGCGTAGCTTCTGCATCAGTTAGACCTTCCGTTGCTGCGTCAAGCCCTTCCTGTGCCGTCTCAAGGCTATCGGTTACTGTGTCAACTGTCGATTGAGCGGCAGCAAGCTCTGATTCTTCTCGCTTTAAATCATCAAGGGCAGTCTGCAAGTCCTCCGATAACTCAGATGATTCAATACCTAATGCCTTTAACGAGGCAACCGCATCTTCATAGCTTATCTCTTGGTTCGTTCCGAGTATTTCTTCCGCCATTCGGTTCAGGTCATAGAGTTTATCTTGATAAGCTACATCATACTCTTTACGCAGGATATCTCTTTCAAGCCTTAAAGCCTCTATCTCGGCATCAATAGCAGAGGTGTCCTGCCCCGCCTGTCGCATTCTTAGGCGTTCTAATTCAAGTTTATTTAACTCTGATTCAACATCGTGTATTTTATCTTCATACTCTTGCATCCCCTCAAGTCTCGGTGACGCAAGGTCTTTGATTGCGTTATTAACTTCCTGTAAAGCATATTCGAGTTCGTTTACTGCGTCAGTTGCTATATTAAATTCGTTCTGTGCGTCTTGCAGTACTCTGTTTGCCTCTTCTAATGCCTCAGACCAGTATTTTACCTCCGCTTCTGCATCGGCAACCCGGTCTTTCCATCCCTGCACTTCGTTCTGTGCTTCGTGTACGGCATCCGCATTGTCATCATAGAGCCGGTTTAGTAATTCAATTTTGCTCGATGCGTCAATCATAGAGTCGAGAGCAGCGTCTTGTTCAGCCCTATAATCACTGAGAGCTTTTTGTGCATCCGTTAAAGATTGCTCCAGCTGCTCCAGTTTCTCATTTTCGATAACTAATTGCTCTTGGTTGGCTTTAATTTTCTCGGTATTTTCTTCAATAGTCGCCGTAACATCGTCAAGTATTCGCTTTAATTGCTCTTCTTTGGACTTTTGTTCATTAACCCACCAAGTTAACGTTGCGATAACACCGGTAACAACCGCTGTCGCAGCTGTAATCGCTAACATAGCAGGATTTAATGCAATAGTTATCGCCTTTAATGCTATCATCGCATTTCTGGTTGCATTTATAGCCTTAACCAGCTTAGGCAATACAATAATCAATGACCCGCCAACTAATAATACGCTACCCATACCGCCCGCAACCTTAACCAGTGTCGAGGTTAATTCGGGGTTTTCATTTGTCCAGTTTTTAATTGACTGTATTATTTCGTTTATATTTTTGATAGCGTCATTAACGTCATCTTCGAGTACCGCTCCGATAGCTTCTCCAAGGTCTCCCAGATTGTTTTTTATTAAATCCATCTGCCCTGCGGTGGTTTCCCCGTAGGCTTCAGCTTGCCCTGCGGCAAGTTCTTGGATTTTAGCAAGCGCAGCCGTAGATGACGTATTTTCATCTAAAATAATACCGTAGCGTTTAAGCGTTCCCATATCACCGGCATAGACTTTTGCCAGTAAATCGGTCGCCGTTTTCAGGTCGAGGCTTTTCCAGCGTGCCAAGTCCATACCTACAGTTAATAGCTCCTGCGCTTCGGTAAGGTCGCCGGTTAAAGCTACAAGATTAGACAGTGCTTCCCTCTGCTCATCATCGGCATAGCTCGTAGCCTGCTGCATGCTATCAATCCAGGACTCTAATTTGGCTTCGCTCTTCTCGTAAGACAATCCGACATTATCCATAGCCACTTTGAGCTTGACAATGTTAGCTGTTTCCAGAGCGGAGGCTCTAACTGCCATCCCCAAACCTGCCAGAATAGCAGCGCCGGCAGCGGCTGAAACCTTTGCCGCTGCCTGAACATCTTTACTGAATTGCTCTGCAGACTTTGAGCCGTTTTGAAGCTCTCTCTGTAACTCAGAGCTATCGCCGCCTATTTTAACTTTTATTCCTTCGTTAGACATTTACAACCTCTTTACCACCCAATGCGGCGTTCATTAGCCGCACATAGGCAAGTAACTCTTCCGGGGATTTCTTTTTTACTTCCTGCTTCTTCTGTGGCATAAAGTCTTCGAGTTTATATCGATGTGCCTTACTGCTAAATGCGCAAGGCAAATTGGCAATACGTGTGCATATCATCGCAGCACGCCTGTCTTGTTTATAATCTTCAGCCTCAAGATGTTTTTTATATTCCGATAGATATTCGTTTAAAATATTCGGGGTTAGCCTTCCAAATTCTTCGTCTGTGATTCCGAGGTGGACTCGGCAGAAGGCTCTTTCGGTAAAAAAGGTTCATCTGCTCGATTACCCTTCGAATAGGCGGTAATAATAGCCGTAAAAACATCAACTACATTGTGGATATCGATTAACTCCCCAGCCTTCTCAAGGGTTATTGCTTCATCAGAGCGTTTAAGCCCAGCATAAAGCAATGCCCTCATATCAGAAATAGATAACAATTCAAGGCAACTTTTCTGCTCTTCTTTCGGGAGTTTAAAATTCGACTCCATATCTTTAGTCAAATCGGCAAATAGCTTGAAGATATCTTTCCCGGTAGCCTCTTGATATAGAATCATTGCATTGGCATCATATTTTAATATCTTATCAAAAGTGTTTTTCTTACCCATATCTCTCCTTTAATCAGGGGGGCTGAATACCCCCCTGTCTATAATTTTATAATTCGATTGCTTTATTTACGGGGCGTAAACGTGCAGGGTGTATGTCTTAGCCACCTTGCCGGTCTCTTTAACCGCTAATGTAACGTTAGTAATCCCGCCATCGGTAACTGCGATAGTGCCGGACTCCGCTCCCGATAATACGTCCTGAGAAGTTGTACCGTTGCTTATGGTAATCGTAGCGCCGAGCAGTGTCGGTGTGAGTTTTATCCAGGTAGAAGCGGCGTTAATTGCCACATTGTACTCATAAGTACCGGCTGCAAAGGTCGGGGTAAACGTCAGCGCTCCCTCTGCCTCCTGCTCAATACCTGACAGTGTGGTCAGGTTACCTGATAACGTGTAGGCAAATACCGGCTCCCCGGATACTTTCAAAGTGGCACTATAAGTAAGCACCCCCTGCCTGTCGAAATCAGGGGTAAAGTTGGTAAAAATGGCATCCATAGTCCAAGTAAAGGGAGCGTCATCCGGTCCAGTAATTATAGCCTCTCTTTTTGTGCCGGCTTTAGCGTCTGCAATTGCTGCTATTTGCCCGTCTGTGTCTGTCAAGTACAGAACTCCGGATATTCCTATTTCGCCGCTATCTCCTACAGTAGCCACGACCTCTGCAAACCTTGATGCAGCGTCATGAGGGTGTACCGTAGCCATACTCATAGTTATACCCGAGTAGGTGATAGTTTCTATACCTGCGATTACATTACCTCCCCAAGATAAAGATGTCCCGAAAGCACTTTTTGCTTCATTAGGCATAATGTTTCCCTCCTATAAATTTTCTGTTTTTGTTACCGTAATTGTTATTCTGGCATCCGATAAAAATGCATCATCGTTGCCATATATCGGAGAGTATTCGATGTCTCCGATGTCCACTTTGTTTGCAGGCTGGTAGGTTTTTACCAGCTCCGCTATTGCCCGCATATACCGATAGAGCTTGCGTCTCAATGTTTGGGAATTCTGGTCTATCGTGATACATGCGATTGTGAAATTGAATTGCCCATTAATCCAACTGGAGCCCTGCTGTGTTGGCATTACATTATCGCCAAGAATGAATATTGATGGGTATTCGGGGATTGATTTTTCTTCGGATATATAATAAGTTTTGATATTGTCCAAAGTTATACTATCTGCATAATAAACCTCCAGAGCGTCCAGTTTGGCTGGCATATTCGCATTGAGATAATCCTTAAAATCATCGATAACCTTTTCTATCAATAAAAAAGCCATAATTTTTCCTTAAATATGTTTAATATGAGAAAATCCCTCTGACTGTACCTGACAAATACCTCTAAATTCAGCCCGTGCCTGCTTAACAAGGTATTTTTGAATGTATTTAACCCAGCGTTTTTTATCTTCATCGGTCAATTGTATAAGAGGGCGGGCTGGCATTTTAGAAGTACCCTTTTGGTGGTAAATCGCAAAGTTGACAACAGTTCCAACCTCCATGCTTTTGGGGGTGATGTTCTCAACGTTGTAATCGTTATTTCCGAGTAAGGACTCTTTTAACAGTCCACTGACTACCATAATCGGTCTGCCGGGGTGTTTCTTCGCTTTCCATGCGGCATATCGCGGAGATAACGGCTGCCAACCACCCGAACCATAGCTGCCCTCGGACTCGAATTGCTTGCGTTCTATCTTATAAAAATCCTTAACAATCTCCCGAAACGGCTCCGAAAGGTCTTTAGCCTGTTCGCCAAAGCGTGAAAATGAGCGTTTTAATTGTTCATCCCCCGCTACTTCAAAATTGATTTCCATCCTAAAATTCCCTACCACTTGAATTTATAGAGAATATCGGGGCTGGATAATCACCCTTATTAATACTCGGAGACGTGTATAAACTACCCATACCGACTGTCCCTGATTTTCCCAGAGCTATCGGCATTTCACCATTTCTTAAGGCTTCTAATCCGGCATTATATAAATCAAGAATAGACTGATATTGAGGCGTAGAGTCTTTACTTGCACCTCCCGGGAACTGTGCCATTAAAGCCATAGCCTCCGCACCTTGAGCG